CCAGGGACGGTTCTGAGGTTCACCGACAGAAAGTGACGGAGGCCCTTGAACGGCTGATGTCGGAAATCTGCGATTTGCTGTTTGACATCAACCGTGATGCTGACTTTAAGGCAGAGAGGGACGTTGTGCTGAAATATAAAAAGAGCATGGAGCAGATTTCATAAGAAAAAGGGCGGTAGGTGTTATCCTGCCGCCTGTTCTTTACACAAGAAAAATCTAAATCGTTCAATGTCGTATTCTACGGTAACACAGTTGTTGTCAGCAGTATACAGAGCGTATTCTGTGCCGTATGACGCCTTACGGGAGCGTATTTCAGAACCGTCCGAAAGCCTATACAAACCTTTGAATCTATGGCTATAAATAAAAGATTTCATTCTGTCAAAATCCGAGTTCGTCATATCCTCCTCACTTTCTCCCTGTATTTCTAACAAGGCTACATCAATATTCAGGAATCATACTGGAAAGTTCTTCCATCTGCTCTTTAGTAATCAATTCTGCAGTTCTGGCGAACATGACCTGACCGTGCCGGAATGCATAATCAACCTTTCCGCATACCCAACTTTCAAGCAGGATTTGATTTTTCAGGTGCTCATACCATTTATTCTTTTCATTCATATGATTACTCGCTTCCTCCCTGCATTACCCGGCAGGGACGGGGTAAAATCAATCAATAGCTACTTCGATGTAATGTTTCCAGGTTCCATCTGATTGCTTGCCAAAAGACCCAAACCTTTTTAAGGTGCGTTCTCCAAAAATACTTTTTATGAGCTCAGATCCACTCATATTATGACTGGAAATGAATTGCCCATTGGACGCTGTTTCCCTAACCTCAAAAATATCAGGCGAGTCCCAACCAGACCAAATTTTTAAAACATCTTTTGCCTTCATATCATCCCTTCTTTCTTACAGCATAACCTAGGTCATTTTTCTATCAATTCAAGATTATAAAGCATATTCTCTAAAGATACATATGCGACCATCATGTCACATTTAATATCTGCAAAATCTTCATCCGAGATTTCCGAAACGATGTCTTCATGCTTCGATAATTGTTTTTCATACCATTCATCAATTTCGGCTTCCAACTTTGCGGATTTTTCTACTAAGGCGTTGTGCCTTTCAATCTTTTTAGAGATATAGTTTGGTATTTTCGGCATTCTTCCTCCATTTCCCCCGGCGCAACCCCGCCGGGTGGGTGGTGTGGTTATTTTTTAACCATGTGTTTACTTACTTCGTAAATAATAGATAAAATTTCAAAATTTATGCTTTCGAGTTTTTCTTTTGTAAAAATGAAATCATTTGTTCTGGTTTGGTGTTTTAGTATTTCTTCAATCATATCTTTTTTCGTGAGTTCTTTTGTCATTTTCCATATCCTCCGTTCCTTTGATAAGACTAATTATACACACTATAATGTGTAATTTCAATCAGCATAATAAACAAAGATTTACACATTTTATTGTGCAATAGTTACATTTTAAAGTGTGTAATAATGTGGTATGCTTTAATGGGAGGTGGTATAGGTGATAATTTACAAGGATATTCTGCAAAAACTCAAAGACGCAGGATACAACACGAACCGCATAAGGAAAGAGGGATTGCTGTCAGAAGGTACTTTGCAGAGATTGAGAGAGGGCAGGCCAATCACAACAGAAACGATAGATATTATATGTAACCTGACAGGGTGCAAGGTCGAGGAAATAATAGAGCATAAAATCTCCCACGACAATGGGCGGCAGTGATGCCGCTCTTTTGCGTATAACTTGGTACAAATAAATTCTGGAAGCATGTTATCATGTATCTATCAAACAAAAGGAGGATGCCGACATGAAGACTCGGAATCACAAAGCAAACTTTTAACTAACAATCTGCGGCCAGGACAAAAGCGCCAAACGTGGCGTTCTTCGGAACAATTCGCGGCTGTAAGAACACGTTAAACTATGTAAGCCCGCACTGCACAGTCCTTGCAGACAGAAAATGGACAAAGGCAAGATAGCCCTGACTCCGAACGTGGAGCAATCAGGTATGTTGGGTTCAGCATTTGAACAAAACGCAGGTTCAATTCCTGCTCTTGCCATGCGTGGCGTTGACTTTTTCTTGTTTTGAAACCACACGTACAAAAAGGGTAGTAAAACAAGTATGGTTCTGATAGGGGATTTTCCCCTGTCGGAAATCGCAAAATGGAGGACATTGGAATGGAAGATAGGGAGTTTCTGCTTTTTGCTCTTTTACTAAACTGTTTAACAGTACCATCTTGCCCGCCAAACGGACATGGATACTATTATAAAAATGGTGTAGAAAAGTGCAATGGACAAGCATTTTTTACAGAGGGAATCGGTCTGCATGATGGAACCGGTAGGAAAGTTGAGTTAAGATGATTTTCTGCCAAACTTTGGCACAATATGGCCAGTAAAAAGCATTAAGAAATGGGCGCGACATAAGGTAAGACCGAAAAAAGTAGGCACTGAATATAATCAAAGACAGGGACAAATGCGAAGCGTTTCCTGCGGTACTAATGCTTTTTATTATATAGAAATCGGGAGGGATAGGGAAATGGAAGAATTAAAGAAATGTCCGTTTTGTGGTGGCAAAGCGATATTTAACACAGTCAGTAATTCATCGTCACATCACGGAGTTGGATTTGACTTTGAAATCGAATGTGAGGACTGCGGTGTAAAATTGCCAAATAGGTATAAAGTTGAGTTTTCCTTGACGGATAGCGGTGGCATAAATCCGTTATATGACGACAGAAAGAGGGCTGTTGAAGAATGGAACAATCGACCATGACAGAAAAATGAGTACTCTGCCCCATCTGCGGAGGAAAAACCCGCACGAAAATCAGACCGGACACGGAGGCGAAAAACCTGCCTATATTCTGCAAGATATGCAAAAATGAATTTCTTGCAAATATTAAGGATTTGAAAACGGAGGTATCGCATGACAAAAGAAGATAGAGATAACATTTATAGACGGGTAAATGAAGCGGTTATAGAGCCAAGCGAGCCTATGAATTTAGTTGAAATTAAAGCCTATGTAAAGGGCTGCGAATATGCTTACAACGCATTTTTTGACGCGATTGATAAAGCATACGGAGAAACGAAAACAGATTAGAGCCAGACGCATTGACGCAGTGCCAGTAGATGCGTGAGAGCGTGTTTGCTGGCATTTTTATTTTGCTAACATCTTATTTTTGATAAATCCTACCCTCCTAAGAGGGTGCATCCGTCAGTAATGGCGCTGTAAAGGCGGTTCGATTCCGCACGGGTGCATTTCTGCATAAACAGTGCAGAACATTTCCCTTTCCAAGCGCCTGCCCATTGCGGGCGGGCGCACCCTCCTCGGATTTTAGCGCAGTTGGCAGAGCACCTGTCTTATATACAGGCGGTCGGTGGTTCGATTCCACCAATTCCGATTACCCCGGCAAAGGTTTATTTGCCTACTCCCTTGCGTGGGCGGCACGCTATAAAAACGCTATGGAGGAAAACTTGGCAAAGTATAAATGCTTACTCTCATATGCGGACAGCGCATTATAAAAAATGTTATGGAGGACATGAAGCATGAAAAACATTGAACAGATTTTGAAAGAAGCAGGAGTTGAGGTTACGGACGAGCAGAAAGCGGCGATTGTTTCCGAGGTTGGCAAGAACTACAGAACATCTACTGACTACGATCGGCAGGCTAAGAAGCTGGAAGCGGCGGAATCTGACAGGGACGCTTACAAAGGGCAGCTGGACACGGCGAATGAGACCCTGGAGAAGTTCAAGGACATTGACCCAGAGAAACAGGCAGAGGAAATTCAGAAGTACAAGCAGGCGGCAAAAGAAGCGCAGGAAACCGCAGACAAACGGATTCTGGAGCGTGACCAGCGGGACTACCTCAAAGGTGAGTTTGACAAGCTGAAAATCGAATCAGGACGTGTCAGGGATTCGCTTATGCGTGAAATCATGGGCGAAGACGGTTTGAAGTGGAAGGACGGCGAATTTATGGGGCTGTCGGACTATCTGGAAAAGGAGAATGAAAAAGACCACTTCTATCAGACCGAAGCTGAAAAGGCAGAAGCCGAAGCCAAAGAGAAAGCCGCCGGAAGTGCGCCGAAATTTACAGACAAGTCCGAGCCGAAGCAGACCCAGGTAAAAGATACCAGTCCGGCTCCTGTGATTTTCTAAATCAAAAAGAAAAGAAAGGACAAACAAAATGGCTATTGATTCATTAAACCTTGTAAAACTTTCCGACTTGGCAGGAACCGAAGACGGAAAACTGAAACTTGCAGAGGAATATAAGGGCATTATTGAGAATGTCGGCAGGCGGACGATTTCAAGCCTTTTCAAAAATCAGAGATTATCCGGCGACCCGCAGGCAGGAACGCTTGTGGCGAAAAGATTTGCTTCTGCAAAATCAGAAGAATACGGCACGGCAAGGGCGGCAAGAAAAGGAAAGCCCGGCAGGGGATTTGAGGTTGCCGTAGACATCGACATCGACAAGGAAATCATGGAGGAATACGAGGAAAAGGATATCCGGCTGGGCGGCATTCCTGGGCTGTTATCTGAAAGAAAAACAGCTATTACCCGTGCCATGGTTCGGGAACTGGATGAAAACTTTTTCCTTGTGGCTGTCGGCAAGCGCAAAGAGAGTGACGGCACTGTTGGGACGGTTGACGGCGGTACAGAGGTTACGGTGTCCGGCGATACCATTAAAGACCGTGTAACGGCGGTAGTGATGAAGCTGCACACTGCAAAAAATGAGTTTGTGGACGGCATCGAGAAAGAGGATATTCACGTTGTCCTGTCCCCGGAAGCCTACGAGGAAATGCGGGACTACATCGACACAAAAGGCAACGCAAATGTTCAGACGGACGTTGCGGAGTTCGGGCGGTATCACGGTGCATGGATTTACTCCAATGTTCATCAGCCGGAGGGAGTTGAGATTATCGCTATGTGTACCGGGGCGATTGCGGAGCCGGTTATGGCAGACGAATACCAAGCAAAGCAGATTGAGCTTTCCAATGCGTATGCAATCGGCATGTTCTTCCACTACGGCTGTAAGGTTGTTATGCCTGACCTGATTTTCTACAGCAAGAAACCGGGTGCATCCAGTGCAAGCGAAACCGGCGAGGAATCTGGCGGCACGACAAGGGCAAAGAGTACGAAGCTGTCATAAAAAGCAAACCGGCATGGGATATGTAAAGTATTTCATGCTGGAAATCAAATAGGAGGAAAATAAGACTATGAATTTTGGAGAAGCGTTAGAAGCAATCAAAAACGGAAAGAAGGCAAAGCGCAAGGGCTGGAACGGAAAAGAACAGTATGTTGTTTTGGCATACATGAAAACATGCGCCACTAAATCTGGAGAGGTAGTTATTGACCCGGAGCATGAAAACATTGGAAGCAAATTCCTGATGTTTGTCGGCACAAGCGGCTACCAGTGCGGCTGGCTTGCTTCCCAGGCTGATATGTTGGCAGAAGATTGGGAAATCGTGGAGTAGCCCATGGGATATGTAACCTACGACTACTACAAAAGCATATACGGCGAGGATTCCATGCCGGAAACCACCTTTAACCGGCTGTCATGGGAAGCCTGCCGCCGGATAGATACTATCACGCTGAATAAACTGAAATTCGCTTTCCCCACCAATGAGTACGATGTTGAAGCAGTGAAGCGGTGCGTCTGCAAGCTGATTGAGATTGCCGGGCAGATTGAAGCCGCAAACAAGCGGGTGTCAGAGGGGCAGGGATATACCATGGATGAATCCGGCGCGCTTCGCGGGAAAGTGGTATCTTCTGTTTCCTCCGGCAGTGAGTCCATATCGTATACGGCAAAGGCAGAATCCGGCAGTACGCTGATTGACGCTGTTCTGTCTGACAAGGCGGCGCAGGAGCGGCTATATCGTGACACTGTGAGGGAATATCTATCACTTGTACCGGATTCCAACGGTGTAAATCTTCTGTATGCCGGAATCCCCTACCCACGCTGCAATGCCCCGATAAGCAAACCGCCGGAGAATAAGCCAGTGGAGAAGCCGGAGGAAAGTGAGAAATTATGAAAGAACAAAAAGTAAATATTTTGGGAACTGAATGGAAAATCATCACTTGCAAAGAACAGGAAAGCGAACTTCTGAATGAAAAATATCGTGATGGTTGTACTGACAATTCCACAAGAACAATTTATATCTGTGAGAAAAAGCCTGACTGTGAATTGCAGGATTACGAGATGTGGAAACGTCTTTCCCTGCGGCATGAGATTTTTCATGCGTTCCTTTTTGAAAGTGGTTTGGACGCAAGTTCTGGTATTACAAACAGACCTTGGGCAGAGAATGAAGAAATGGTTGACTGGTTCGCCATTCAGTCCCCGAAGATTTGCAAAGTCTTTGCGGAACTGGATATTTTGTAGGAGGGTGGTTTTGGTGGAAATTCAAAAAGCGATTGATAACCTTATTTCGATGAAAACCGAAATTGAATTTGAATCTGACGATACAAAGCAGATGAAAAGAATCAAGATTGACACAATCAATGAAGCAATTAAGGCTTTAAAGAAGCAAATGGAAGATTAGGTGTTTGCCATATGGGAATAGGCTATGTTGACAGCGTGGTTGTCTATAACCGCTACGTAAATGGACTGATGGAAGCAGAAACATATTTCGGCACACGGTTTGACAAAGTGCGGGTGGAACTGACAGAGGGCGCAAATATCGCAAAAAGCGGATTGGAAAATGCCAATGTGTGCGTTATCAAAGTAAATACTGCAAGCATAAAAAAGTCTGGAAAATCGTACAAAGCGCCCAAAGTGTGGGTAAAACTGACAACAGAAGAAATGGTTGAAAACTTCACACTGAATAAGGGCGAAGATTTCTTTGTGATTGTTAATAAGGATGATTTGGGTATTGATGTGGATTTGCCGGAAGGCATGGTTGACAGTGACGTTTATCCAGGCGGATTCTTTGAGTATGTGAAAAACAAGTACGGGTATGCGTACAGCGTTGATACGGTGGACGTGTATACCTTAATACCACGATTTGAAATAGGAGGAAAATAAAAGCATGAAGTATAGAAAGAAACCCGTTGTAATTGAGGCGTTTCAGTATGACGGGGATTTGATTGGTTCTAACGGTCAGTATTATGTGCCGGAATGGGCGAAAAAAGCATATGAGGACGGCACAATATATTATGGAGAACTCGCTGGACAGCCGGGCGAGTTATTCATTAAGACATTGGAGGGCGTTCATCATGCAAGTGTAGG